AAATCATAGTTGTAATACCACCTGGTCCGGAGTGAAAATCATTCACCGCTTCACCTTGTGCTATCAGCGCACCAACAGCAGCAAGAGTGGCCGCACCTGCAGCTAAGTTAATTGGAAATGGTAACTTTAAGGCACTGGCAAGTCCACTGAACACAGCCTCTTTCTTTTTTGCTACTGCCGTAGCAATTGACTTAGTGGCAATAAAAGTTAGACCACCAGCTATAATAGGAGCCAAGGCTCCGATTTTTTCCAAATTTGACACTACGAACTCTAAAATACTACCAAAAAAATTCAATCCTTTAGCGACAACGTTAAGTATGGGACCTAAAGAATTCGTTAATGTAGCACCTAGTGCCGCAAACGATTGTGTCAATTTGGTTATATTGGATATTCCTTCTTCTCCTAATAAATCTTCAAAATTACCGGCTGCTAAGGCACCACTAAGATTTAATTTATCACTCTGTCCAACTAATTTTGACAACTCATTTACGGAGACCCCTATTGAATCTGCTAACGCCTTTCGTTGTATTAGATTCAAATTATTTAATTCTTCTTCAGAACCTAGTTGTTTTACAACTTCTTGGGTCGCACCGGCTATGTCGTTATTTAAAGCCAATTCTCTAGCTTTTTGTAAATTTAATTGTCTACCTATCAATACGGATGCTTCAACTTCTTTTGTGATTGAACCTTCGAAGTCTAATAAACCCTCAGCAATCTTAGCAGTTGTATCAAGAGTCAAACCTAATCGTCTAGCTTGGACAGCAGCCTCCCCTATATTATCCCCCCCATCTTTCGTAAACAGAGCAATCGTTTCAGCAGAACCGGCAATATCTCTTAGGACAGCACTTGGAGCTACACCAGCTTGTCTAGCTAATTGAAATGTCCCCTCTGCTAATTTTTCTGCCTGAACAGCTGATAGATTTGCCGTTTGTGTCAAAACACCAAAAAGATTTGCTGATTCATCTGCTGATAACCCTAAGGCTTTACTAGTGTCAAACACTTTAACAGATAACTTTGAGGCTTCCTCTAACGTCATCCCAAAATCGGAAGCAAGTGTGTTAGTTATCGCAGCTACATCATCAATACTACCACCGAGTTTCGTTGCCTCAACTGACGAGTCTAAAAGATTTTTAGTCACGTCTTTTCCTAAAACATTTAAACTCCCAAAAGTCTGACCTATCTTATCGACTGTAGCTGCAAACTTGTTTGCTGTGGATAATAGAAAAGTAAATATTCCACCCACGGTTGCTAGTGCTTTCGCCTGAGCCTCAGTCGTTTCTTTTGCTTGCACCCCAAGCTCCCCCTCTCTTTTTTTATCATCTGCTAACTTTTTCAATTCTTCAGACATACCTTGGGCTATGTCACGCCCTCTTTCATTTATAGCTAGTATCTCATTATCTACATCCTCTCTCTCAACCAAACCACTTTTTATCCTATCAACTAAACTTAATGTTTGTGTAAACGATTCATTCCCCATCGTCCCAAGTTTAACTTCCTTTGCTAATTGGTCTGCTCTAACTTTGGCATCAGCAGTTATTTCCCCTTGTAAATCATTTTGTTCTTTAGCAGCTTTGTTTGAGAAAACAGCCTGAAGATTACCCTTGGCTAGTGATTGAAGTCTTGAAATTAAACTCTGACTAGTATCTTTTTCAATTTTACTCGCGTCAGCAGAAAGTTTGTTAAATATCTTTCTAGCTTTAATCTGTTCGGAAAGTGTATCAGATAGCTGTTTTTCTAAATCTGCTATTCTCTGTGCTCTTGCTTCACGAGTAGCATCAGTCTGCCTTCCATCTTCAGCTAGAGCTCGTTGTTTTTCTAGCTCAGCAGTTATCTCTTTTGTGGTTTTAAGGTCGGCCATTCTAATTCCTATTTATACACTAATAAATATATAGAAAGAAGTTATTTCTTTGGTTTGAATCTAGATGGTATGGTCGGTGGTGGTTTGGGTTGAGCGTTATCTATCTTTTCTTTTTCTTTTGATTTTAAATCCATGAATTCACGGATATAAAAGTTTTTCAAATGAACAGGCATATTGTAAACATCATTGAAAGTAAAACCAGGTGTCCCATATATAAAGTAAAATATGGATTGATGTAGGTCTGTTTTGTTAGACGGACTTAGGCCAAAAAAACTCGACTGTAAGCGGAATCGACACGCTCACAGTTTCACCTCCTATTTGTATTTCCGATGTCAAGTCTATATCGGGAGAAATTTCTTGAATATAATTTCTCAATGCTACTGAATCACGAGCCAACATATTTTGTGAAAAACTGTTGATTGTTTCCGGCTTATTATCACCGTCCACTTCAGTTATTGTGTGACGAAGTCTAGTGGATATCTCTGAATTGTATCCGTATTTTTTAGACTGTTCTAGGTCTTTTTGTATTAATCTTTCTTCTAAACCAGTAAGTAGTTTAAATTTTATTTTATTTTTACCAATGGGTGTTTCAAAATCAAAAGAATTATCTGAGTAATCCACACCCTCAACCGCATCTTTAAACGGACAACTTGTTAAGTCAAAAGTATGTTGAACTTTTTCATCACTATTATTTGGATTAAAAACTTCAGCAGTGTATTCATGACCGTAAGCCAATATACGAGCTGCTACCAAAACAGCATTTTTATCACCTAAAATTAGTTGGTCTTGGTTTACACCTTCTGTAACGATTAGACTATCTAATAATTTATCAATCACCACACCCTTTTTGATAAGATTTTCAGACATCAATATATCTTCTTCTCGTGTGGTCATATATTTTAATTCTAACTTACCTTCTGACAATGGTGATTCCTTTGGATATACCTGTCCTCGTGATGGTAAGTCGATAACTTCCGTGGGGAACTTATGTTCTGACATTATAACTCCTTGGTATTAAAACTGATGGTTACTTTGAACCAATAATTTTTGAAAAGAAACCTTTTTTCTTTTTATTACCTTTTTTGGCTTTCTTTTTACCTTTCTTTTTCTTTTTCTTTTTTATTTCTTCCATACCAGCACTGAGCTCCATAGCTGGTGCTGGAGCAACTGAAAGAAAAATAATTGATGATAGTATAACTTTAAGTATTTTCATTAGAACTCCAATATAGCGTAATCGTATCTAAGGGTTAGTGTAATTTCTACGGGATTTGAATCGGCAAAATCTAAATCACCAAAAGCAGCATCTTGAATATATGTCCCATAAAGAGTCCACTTTTCAATTATATCACCTACAGGACCTAATAGGTTAAAAGTAATATTCTTTTTATAGAAATCCGAATATCCATCTCTACCAGTAGCACTTTCGTGATGTAATCTTACCCACTCAATCACACTTGTGGACGCAGAAGGGACTATTGGGTCGTAAAGTGTAATCTGTAAAGTCTGCCATCTACCTTTACCCTTAACATATCGTGTAACGTTCATATGTTCCAAAACTACTTCATCAAATGTAATCTGTGGTCTTTGCATTGTTTTTATCGTGAATGCTGGAATACCATCGATTTCCATAATAAACCTATTTTTTAACTTAGGTTCATATGGTGTGTAAAATAGTTTATTCGGTTCTAATAATTCTGCCATGTTTTATCTCCAATAATAAATATCAATTTATTAAAAATTACTCAGGAAAAGCAGCTCCTGTTGGTTGAACTACGAAGTCTAACACAATAAATTCAGCAGTCCTTGTTGGTTGAATAAATATTTGTCCTATCAATTGATTTCTATCAATTGTTTCTGGTGTGTTATTAGTGTCATCCATAACAACCCTAAAAGCACTCAATCCACTATTAGCTTGAACTTGTTCCATGTAAGGATTGACAACATTAAGAAATTGATTTCTCAAATCTGTTGTGTTTTGTTCAAATACTAAATTTCTAGATGAATTAGCAACAAACTTTTTAAGATTTATTAATAATCTTCTAACGTTAACACGGTCAAGAGCAGATGCCTTTTTCTGTGTTGTCTTCTGTCCAAACACTGTCACACCTTGACCAGGAAAAGTAGCAATAGGATTAACATTTGATTCATATAAATCATCTCTATTCCCTTGTGTTAACTTTCTATATGCTTGAATAGCAGAGTCAATCCCACCACGATTCAAACCAGCAGGTGCAAACCATGGTTGTCCAATAGTATCATTAAAATGATACACACCAGCAAGAACTGTTGAAGGTGGGACAAACCTGTTAGTTCCCAAGGTAGTATCTTGAATTTGAACCCATGGATAGTAAGCAGCACAGTAACTTGAATTCCT